ACCTGCATCGAATGGTGCGGTATGTTTATGGGTGCGAATGAAGAATCAACCTTTATTCTAAACACTAAGTTCTTTGATGACGTTGCAGACCCACAAATGCTTATGGCGGCTATGCAATTAAACGAAGGCAACCTTATTGCGAAGTCTGATATGCAAGAACTAGCTCGACAGCAAGGCATTGTTAAAGATGGTCGCAGTAATGAAGATATTGACGCTGAACTAGCGGCAGAAATGGCGAAAATTCCAGAAGAACCTGAAATTGAGCCTGAAAATGATGAAGAAGATCAAGAGTCTTTGACATCTGAAGATGAGAGTGATATATAGAACAAATTGTCACAGGGTGACGACATTTTTATAACTAGGGGTTATAGATGACTATTCAATACAAAGTGAGTGAAGAAAGTTTCGATACGTTAGACGATTCAGTTAAGGGGTTATATTCGCAGGGCGAAGATGGCTACACATTGAATGTAGACGGTGTACCGAAAGAAGATGTAAGTGGTTTGAAGCGTAAAATTGACGAATTGCTAACCGAAAAGAAAACGGTGCAGCAAAAGGCAATGGAAGCGGAAGAACTAGCAAGGCAAGAAACGGCTGAAAAGCTGCGGAAGGCAAACGACTATGAACAGTTATACAACAGTTCTGAGTCAGAGCGACAGAAGGCGGCTGACGAGTTAGCGACTTTAAAGGCTAATTTACAGCAGCAACAGGTGGAAGGTCAGGCAAGTAAAGTTGCCGCATCGCTTACAAAGGATACAGCCAGAGCCAACTTGTTGTCGCAGCAAATATCCTCGCGTCTATCTTTAGTAGATGGTGAGGTACGAGTTTTAGATGCTAATGGTAACTTAACCGTTAGTAGTGTAGAAGAATTGACACAATCAATTAAGGCGGAATACCCGTTTTTGGTTGACGGGTCACAAGCCGCTGGGGGTGGCGCAACAGGTGGAAGCAGCGGGGCTGGGGATACCAAACAAGTAAGTCGATCAGATTTTGATGCAATGGATTCGGTAAAACGTATGAAATACATTAAATCTGGCGGCAAAATCATTTAATTATTTTTTTGGAGAACCAAAATGCCTAACACATTAGATAACTTGGCAGCGGATATTTATACTGCTGCTGATACGGTTGGACGAGAGCTAACTGGCTTTATCCCTTCTGTAAGTATGAATTCAGACTCAGTTCGCGCCGCTAAAGGTGACACTGTTCGTGCTGCATTTACTCAAGCTGCTACTTCGCAAGATGTTGATGAGTCTATGACTGTTCCAGAAGGAACTGACATCACTGTAGATAATAAGATTTTAACAATCTCAAAATCTAAAGCAGTACAAATTCCTATGACAGGTGAAGATGCTAAACACTTGAGCAACGGTGTTGGCTTTGAGACTGTTTACGGTGATTTAATCGCTCAAGCAATGCGAGTTCTTGCAAATGAGGTTGAAGCTGACCTTTACGCAGAAGGTAAAGCAAACGCTTATCAAGCATACGGCGATAACGCTACTGATGCGTTTGCATCTGACAGCTTTGATTTAGTAGCTGATGCTCGTCAAGGCTTAGTCGATAACGGCTGTCCTATGGATGATGTTTCTTTAGTTATGGGTACTGCTGCTGGAGCAAGCCTTCGTAAAGTTGCTGGTCTGGTTCGTGCAAACGAAGCTGGTACTGCATCTGTACGCGAGCAGGGAATTTTACTCCCAATCTACGGCATTAACTGTCGTGAATCTGGTGGTGTAAGCATCCACACTTCAAGTGCTGCTGCCAGTTATGCTATCAATGCTACTGAAGCTGTTGGTCAAACTGCGCTTACTGTTGATGGCGGAGACACTGACTTTGTTGGCGGTGATGTTATCACTATTGCTAATGACTCAACTGCTACTCAGTATGTAGTTAATAGCCACTCTAGCGATACGTTAATTAACATTAATGGTCGAGGTCTTAAAGAGGCTGCTGCTGATGGCGATGCAATCACTACTGAAGGTGGTACTTTCACGCATAACTTGGCTTTCCACCGCCGAGCTATGGAATTAGCTGTTCGCGCACCTGCTTTACCTGAAGGCGGCGACCAAGCAACTGATTCTTTGATTGTTACTGACCCACGATCAGGTTTAGTTTTTGAGGTTCGCACCTACAAAGGCTACCGTAAATCTATGATTGAAGTAGCACTAGCTTGGGGCGTTAAGGCTTGGAAGCCTGACTTCATTAGCTCAATCATTCATTTGAAGTAAGTTAGAAACTTTTGGTCGGCTTGCTTGGGTTTCCCTCCCTTTCCCTTGCAGGTCGGCCATTTTTTTAAGGTGGTAAAATGGCTTTAACGGTAGAAACAGGACAGCAATCAACGACTGCTAACAGTTATGTTACTGTCGCTGGTTACGATGCTTACCTAAACGCTAGATATATTGGCAGAACAGATATTAGTGACGCTCAAGCAGAAGCATACATCCTTCGAGCTACAGATTATTTTGAGTCCTTACGATTCATAGGGCTTAAAGCAACCGAAACACAATCAATGCAGTGGCCTAGAAGCAGAATTGTTATTGATGGTTTTGGTAAAGACAGTAATGAAATACCTAATGAAGTGTTAGTTGCGATTTACGAACTGGCATACGGTTTTGAGCAGGGTTATGGCATTAATGACCCCATCTCCAGAGAGACTGTAAAAGAAAAGATAGGCGAGATAGAGGTAGAGTATAAATCCTCAAGCGCAGATCGTACTTTGCTTCCTGCGGCCACACAGGCGCTTAGAAAGCTAATTAAAAACCCTATGAGGGTTGTGAGGGCATAATGGCCTTTGATTATGCACCACTAGCAAGTACAGCCACTAAAATGATCACTGAGTTTGGTCAGGTTGTTACGTTTACTAGAAATGGCAATGTTACATACGACCCTACTCAGGGTGTTAGCTCCAGTAGTCAAACTACTTATGATGCGAACATAGTTTTATTTGCCCAGATTAAAAATGAGGAAGTAGATAACTCTTTAGCCTTTAAGGATTTCCCTGCCGTTGCGTACTCTGCAACACCACCTAAAATTGGTGATACGGCAACGATAAATGGTGAAAACTACAGGGTTATAGAGATTACACCAGTGCAACCAGCGACTACGGTGATTTATTATGAGCTTCGACTTAGAAGTTAAAAACTACACCAAAGTGGCTCTTATAGATGCACACAAGGTTGTTAGGAAAGTTGTTAATACGGCTATGGTCGATACTGTTGATAAGACACCTGTAGACACAGGAAAGTTAAAAAATAGCTGGGTTGCGAGCTTTCTTTCTCCAATTTTCGCTACAGAGGGTAGACTTCCAGACGGTAAAGAAGCCGCAGATAGCTTTGATAATGTGGAAAGAGTGACCAGTAAGATAGATAAATCAAAAATTGGAGAGTCTATATACCTTACCAACTCTTTACATTACGCTAAAGATATAGAAGATGGTGCTAGTTTCAGAGCGCCAACAGGTATGATGCGTAGAGCTATGAGAAATGCAGTTAAGGATTTTAAATGAGCGTTGATTACAACTTAATAACAGAAACATCTGTTGGCGACATTTATAATATAGATGCTGGCTCTATTACAGACGGTGTTGCTCCAGACTTATCTAAGCCTTTCAGAAATATACGAATTGGCTTTGAGTCACTGTTTAATACTATGTGTACAAATCTAAGTATTACGCATAAAATATATGAAAACACAGACTTTGACTTGTCTGATGTTTTAAAAACGAATTTAAATGCTGAGTGGGTTGTGGGTACTTTATTACCTGCCGATACAAGCACCTCTAGTATTGGTACTTCTGGAACAGAGCGTCACGATGGTTTATTCCAGATCGACTACTACAGCAAAACTGGTGTTGGCGGCTTTACTGATCGAGTTGACAGTATAGCTAACTACTTCACCAGAGGAATGAAAATTAATGCTAATGGTACTACTGTTAGAATTTTGAACGTATCACTAGGCGTTGGGCGCAGAGATGGTGCATTTTTTGTTAGAAATATAGATGTATCTTATTACGCGGTAACGCCCGCTAGGAGTTAAATTATGGCAATTGCAAGTGGAACTAACGTAGTAGTTGGTTTTAAAGAAGAAACAGCTTATGGTCAAGAAGTAGCTGGAGATGATTACACAATCATTCCTTTTAAGTCTGCCAGTTTGAGTTTAGCCAAAACTAATCACGAATCTGCGGTTATTACAGGTAATCGTGAAGTTCAAGATGTAATTATGGGTGCTCACTCTGTATCAGGTGAAATATCTTTTGATCTAGCACACCAGCCAGCATACATAGAAATGTTGCGCGGAGTTTTGGGAGATGATGCGTTAAGTGCTGGTCTTATGCAAATTGGTTCAGAGCGTCAGTCTTATACTATCGTTCAAGATTTCGGTACTGACTTAGACGGTGGTGATGATGCACACGTCTATACTGGTTGCGAGTTTAACAACTTCTCAATGAGTATTCCTGCTGACGGACTTGTTGAGTGCTCTATCGGTATTGTTGGCGCAACAATGACTACTGAACCGTCTGGTAATGATACTGACCCTGACGATGGTGGCACGAATTACATTGAGGCTAACAACCCTTTTCACTCGTCTGATGCGGTAATCGTAGAGGGTGCAGCAAACTCAATTTGTACTGACCTTTCTTTATCTATTGAGAATGGCATAGAAACTACCAACGCTGTTGGAGATGTTATTCCAATTCAAGGTGGTATTAGTAAGTGTCGCGTAAGTGGCTCTATGACTTGTCATTTTACAAGCTCTGTTTTGCTAGAGAAGTTTATTTCAAACACTTCAAGCGCATTGAGTATTCAGTTCGACAGTGGCCCTACTGGTATTAAGTTTGATTTACCTAAAATCATCTATACTACTGGTGCTGTTGAAGTCGGCGGTGAAGGCTTGTTATCTGTTGCTATGGACTTCGTAGCGGTAGCTTCTAGCCCTACTGTTGGTGCATTAACAATCGACACAGCTTTATAATTTAAACCAATAGCCTCGCTAGTCGGGGCTTTACTTAACTAAAAAAGGGTGATTTATGAAAGTAAGTGAACTATATACAACTGATTTACACGAAGCTGGCTCTGAAATAGAAATTATTGACGACCAAGGTAATGAAACAGGTCTTTTCATTAAAGTAATGGGTATGGACTCTCCTGTATTCCGAGCGCAAGCAAAGAAGCAGCAGAAAGCATATATGGAAGCTCTTAGAGCAAGCAAAGACTTTGATGATGAGTTAATGACTATAGATAGTTTGGTTGCATCAACAATAGATTGGCGCGGAACAGACGAAAAGTTTACTAAAAAGTTATGCAAGGAGTTATACACAAAAGCTCCTTACATCAGAGATCAGATTGACACTTTTATGGCTGACAGGTCAAATTTTACGACAGCCAAGCCGAAAAAGTAATCGCGTTTGGCAAATGGGTTTTTTTTGCTAACGGTAGAATCAAGGGTAGTAAATCCACAAGGCTAGAGCAGTGGAAAGCTATTGAGAGAATATCTGGTCGCGCCCCTAGAGAGTTGCACGACCAGCCTACCCTTGACGACCACCTTATCAGCACTTGGAATGCTTACTGTCTAATCTCTAAAGGTGTGGAGAGTATAAGTCTGCAAGATATATTGGCTTACTCTAAACTGTATGACGAACACTTAGATAGATGGCAAATAAATGCCATTTTAGGCTTAGATGAAGAAAGGCTAAAACAATGGCAGACACAATCGCAAGACTGATATTTGAAGCAGACACTTCTGATATAAAAGAAGCTAACAAAGAGTTAAAGAAGTTAGCAGTGGAGTCTGGTAAGACTGCCAAGTCTATTAATGAAGAGACTAATGCTACAAATAAGTCTACAAGAGCTAAAAAAGGCCAAACAGAAGAACAGAAGAAAGCAACCGCTATACGGAAGGCTGAAATAAAGGCGTATGCCGAGCAAGCCAGAGTAATGAAGCGGGCTGAAATCAATGCCAACAGAGAAAACCTAAAAAGAAAAGAATCTATACAAAAAATGAAAGAGAGCAGCGATGCTGCCAAAAAACTCGCTGCTGCTAAAGCTAAAGAAAAAGAAGTTACAAAAATTAAACTGGCAGTTCAAAAGGCTGAGATAAACGCTTACAGAGAAGAGGCTGCTAGAAAGCAAAAGGCTATCCAGTCAACTAACCAAAATAAAAATGCAATTAAGAAAAATAGCGATGAAGTAAAAAAAGCTAACGCTATTAAAAGAGCTGAAATAAGAGCTTACCAAGAAGCTGCTAAGATGAAAGAGAAGGCGGCAGCTGCTAGTAGTAAGCTCACAAAAAAAGAAGAAAAACTAATAAAGACTAACGAAAAATTAGCTAAAAGTTTTAGAAACGCCTCTACTGCGACAGCAGCATTGCAAGGGCCATTGAATGGTCTATCTGGTCGATTATCTTTTATAGCTACAGGTTTGGGTCGAATAGGCATACAGGGGCTAGCACTTTCTGCTGGTTTTGTTGGTCTAGCTTTTGCTGCAAGAAACTCTCTTAAGGTATTCCAAGAATACGAATTACAAATGTTAAAAGTTGAAGCTCTTGTTAAATCAACAGGGGGTACGGCTGGCTTTACATCTAAACAATTAAATGAGATGGCTGTTGGGTTAGCTACAGCAACAATGGCATCTGCTAATGAAATGCGTAACGCTCAAGGCGTACTTTTAACATTTAAAGCAATATCTGGTGATGTTTTTGAATCTGCTCTTGGTCTTACAGTTGATATTGGCGCGGCAATGGGTCAGACAGCATCTTCAGGTGCTAAACAGTTAGGTAAGGCTTTAGAAGACCCTGCTAGAAATATGACTGGGTTGACTCGCGCTGGTATCTCTTTCACTAAACAAGAAAAAGAAAGAATAACCGTATTACAAAGAAGCGGTGACTTACAAGGCGCACAAGCAGTTATTATTAAAACCTTACAAGATCAGCTTGCTGGCGCGGGTACAGGTGGCGGCTTATCTGGTGCGGCAGACTTGGCAGCAGACAATTTTGAAAGATTAAATATCGCTATTGCAGACGAGTTTGGGTTTGCCGCTATAGCAACAAAGGCTACTTTAGGTCTTGCAAATGCGCTCGGTATTTTAGCTGATAAAATAACTGAGACTCCTGAAGAGGAGTTAGCTCGCTTATTGGGTGAGGAAACAGGAACTTCAAGTAGAACTGTAGGCGGTAGATCAAAAAATGTAGATTTTACCCGAACTCCTAAAGCGGTTAAGCAAAGGGGCGCATCTTCTACTGTAGGTGGTAGAACGAAAAAACGAGAAGACCCTGTACAGGTAAGAATAAAGGAACTACAAGATATATTAAGCGCAGAAAAAAAAGCGCAAGAGGCTGTAAAAGCTGCCGCAAAGCAAAAGCAACTTGAAATTAAGGCTGAAGCTGCTGCCGAAATGGAATTAGTAAGAAATAGATTACAGATTAAAGAAGATTTAATGAAAGAAAGCAGAATGCGAGAAGAGGGTGATATTGCAGAAGCCGATGCACTAAGACTTGAAACCGCTTACGCTCAGGCGGAACTTGAGTATGAAGCAGCAGTCGTTAAATATGGAAGATTAGATGAGTTAGCTGCAATTAGAAGAGAAAAAGAAAGGCTTGCAGATGCAGAGTTTAATGACAAGAAAATAACAGATGCAAAGAAAGCAGAGAAGTTTGAATATGAAGCAAGAAAGCGAGGCGTACAATCTGGTATACAGCTTTTAAGTGCATTTGCTGGTAAGAGTAAAACAATCAGAAAAGCAATAGTAATTGCTGAAACAGGTATGGCTCTTGCAGATAACGCGAGAACAACTGCTGTAAATATGGGTCTAGCGGCACAATCACAACTTAGCCTTCCAACTCCAGACGCTCCTGCGAGAGCAGCGGCAGCATCAGCACAAGAAAAAATATTTGGTGGAATAAGGGCTGCGGCCATCGTTGCATCTGCGGCAGGCAGACTCGGCGGAGGCGGTGGTGGCGGCGGTGGTGGTGGCGGTGGCGGTGCAGCAGCAGCTCAAGGAGCACCAGTACAGCCAGCGGCTAACGATGAGATAATACAAGCACCACAAGCTATAAACGTAACAGTAGACGGCTCTATTGACCCTGAAGGCGCAAGACGTATCATAGAAGCTATAAATGAAGCGACCGAAGATGGTCTTGAAATAAACGCATTGGTGGGTTCATAATGGCTGGAGCACTTTTAGTAGAAAACGAATTGCATCACGAATACTGGCGCAAGAAAAATCAACAAACCGCAAGTTTGCCAACCACAATAGCCTACTCAGGCGGCACTGCTGCGACTGGTCACGGCTTTGAGAATTGCATAGACGAAAACGCTGGTACTACATTTAAGATAGCTAACTCTACTCAGGCTGTTATTACAATAACCCTACCTATATTGTTAGATATGAATGGGTTTTGCATTTATGGTCATAACCTAACTAGATTTCAAGGTATTACAATTCATTATGATAACGATACTTCGGGTGATGTAGACACTGAGTTCACTGATGCTGGTAGTATTTATACTAATACTTACAAACCTGCTGATAATCTATACAAGCCATTCGGTGCTATGTGGACTGATGGAAACTTGAGTGTAAGACGATTAAAAATTACCACTGTCGGCTGGACTACTGAAAGTTACATATCAATTATGTCGGCTGGTATGTGGGTAACTTCTGGTATTAATGTATCTGCGCCATTTACTCCGCCTAACTTCACGCCTTATGAAGCAACAATAAAACGAAACAATAAAGGTAATCCGTTACTTTCTGATACAAGAAAAGTTCCGCAAAAGTTAAATATAAAACTTAACAACTTTGAAGAATCTGACCTTGAAGATACGACTGATGAGGCTTTTACTACTAGAATAAACGGTCAACAAAAGTCTTTTTCAATGATTGACTATCTCGGTCATTTTATGCCTAGATACCCTTTCTTTGTTATGTATACGCAAGGCGTAAGCGGTGAAAGTGATAGTTTAATTGCTGAGGATAGGAATAGACTTTATTACTGCACAATAGATAGGTCTTTGCGACAGCCTTCATATAGCTCGCCCACTTTACTAAACTGGAACATTAACGCTATTGGATACATTGAATGAGCCAGCTTTTTACGCCTTATCACTTATACGATAACTTACTGTTATGGCTTGACGGTGCAGACCCAAACGCTAATGACGGTGATGGCGTACCTGTACAAGATCGACCTGTATATCAGTGGGTTGATAAAAGCCAAAACAAATACGTCTTTGAGCAAAATACGGCTGCTGATGCGCCTACTTATGACTTAGCTAACAAGCGTATAGCATTTGATGGCACAGAGCATTTAAGCTGCGCGAATATAGACAACTTCCCTACTCGCTTTCATATGTTCGTAGTCGGCTCTATAACTTATACAGCCTCTACCGCTACTAATGTTATTGTATCTTGCGACTCTGCCGACACTGAATCAGACTGGACTTTTGTTCAAGAGAAAGATTCCGATGAGATAGAGCCTAAATTTACATTCCAAGATGCAACTGATACAACCCAGACAGCTACAAGCTCTGTTACTGTTACAAACGGTGCTCCTGCAATCTTTGAGGTCTTGGCGGCTACTGGGCCAACGGAAATTCAATTTGTTGATGTCAATAACGCTAATAATTATGGTGGAGCTGTTGCTGCTAATATAAAGCTAGATAATGACGTTGTAATTAACCTAATGAAGAATATCGCAGGTGAGGAAACGTCAGGAACGATTTATGAAGTATTAATCTTTGATGCTTTATTAAGCCGCCATAACCGATGGGCTATACAAGGTTATTTAAAAGAAAAGTACGGCTTATCTATTGAAGAAACTGGTGCGGCTGGTTTAACTGATGTCTTAGAAGCTGGCACAGATGAGCCTAATACAACACCTTTATCTGTACATCCGTACAGGAATAACCCGCCATTAACAGGTATGACAAAAACGTCAAATCTCACTACAGGCGAAGAACAAACTCTTAATAATATATTCCAAAACGCACATAAGTTATCGCCTAGAACGCCTATGCAGTACGTTAGTCTGTCTTTAGATTTTTGCGACAATGTATTTGGCAGTAATAC